CAGTCTCACGCCCAAGCGCCAGCGGATTTGTAATCTTGCCCCAATGTGGACACCCGTCACAGATGCCGGGGTTCTCTGAGTCAAACTTCGTGCAAGGGTATGGCCCCTTGATCTCAGCCAACTTCTGGTGCATACGCTCATGCGGGTATGGGTGCAGGTCAGTCAACCACACTGCGGCCTTCTCACCATCTTGACACTTCTGCGCAATGCTCAACCACCCACGCCACATAGGTTCCACACCATCCTCGGCAGCGTTCTCAGCGTAGTGTCGAAGCTGGCCGCAGCCTGTACCGTTCTTGGTCTTCTTGTAGATGTTCTTGAACAGCGTGATACTGTTCTCAAACAGCTTGACCGTGGTGGGGGTGTGGGCTACATCAGGCCGCTGGCCGGGTAATGCAAGTGCATTGTGCTGGCGCGGGAGCGCCGGCAAAGACACAAGCTGACTCTCAATGTGGTTGGCCAAGTCATGGAAGTCGAACGTGTCGCCCTCGGCTAGTATGCGCACTGGGCGCGGCGTAGCGTACTTGGCCTTGTTGTTGAAAGTCTCAGGCACACGCAGAACCCTAGCCGCATCTGCGGTCACGGTCATATCAATGCTCAAGGCTTCTTGTCTGCACAGGCGCTTGAAGTTCTCGGCAACAGGCTTCCACTCACTCACCGCCACATCTTCTGTAAACGGCCAGTAGCAGTGCAGTCCACCACCCGAACTCACAACGTATGGATTGCCTAACAGGTCAATGCCGGTCTTGGCAAGGAACCCATCCAGCGCAAGGGCAGCTTCCTTTTTGGAAGCGTACCCATCCATATCAATGAACAGAGATCGAATGAATCGTGCGTTTTCTGCCGTGCGCTTACCCGACTTCTCAAATGTGGACAACGCAAAATAGATGTCCTTGCTCTGTGTAACCCACTTACCTACGGTTGGCTCTATCTCCTCAATCTTTTGAACAAACGTGTGTTCTTTCTTCTTTGTAGTTAGCTCTGCCGCGCAGTACAACCCGTTATCCGGAGACGGCAAAACCACCGCTAGAAATTCAAGCGGAGTCATGGGAATCCTTTGGGTTAGATGAACAGGTCGAGTTGGCGCTCGTCTTTTATGGGGTAAGCGTGGTCGGTTGCTATTGCAGTGAAGCGGCGTAGTAACTCATGCTGCCATTCAATGGGCGCGCCAAAGTCTTTGTTATCCATGTAGTTGGCAAAGTATCTGATGAGTTCTGCGTTGCTTAAGGTACGAGGTTGTAATGCTGACATATTTTTCTCCATGCTTCGTCTGCTGAGTGTGATTGTTGTAGAAATTTGAGAAGTGTTTCAACGCGGTGTTCATAGGCAGGAAAGATATCGCCGCCCTCGAACCAGTTGTACACAGTTTGTCTTGACACACCCAACGCTTTTGAAATGCGAACAACTGAGAAGTTGTGGTGCGCTGCCCACCGCCCAAGCTGATTGCCCGGGGTCTTGGGTGCACGCATGATCGCGTCGATTGTTTTTTGTGAGTAGGCCATACTATGGGGGCCGAAGCCCCCTCCTCCTAGTTATTCATCATCCCAGTCGGACACAATGTCAGCCAGCTTGCCCTTCTTGGCAGGCACAGCAGACGGCTTCACGGCTTCCTTACGGACTTCAGGCTCGTCGTCAGCATCGGCAACGGGCACGGCCTTGGCTTTCTTGGCAACAGGGGCTTCTTCTTCCTCTGCAAGCAACTCACCCATAGGACGCGCACCAGACATCTTCAGCTTGGGGGTGTTGGCTTTTACGCCATCACTCTGCGCCACAGTCATTAACACTGCACGTTGTGCGTCAGCGCTCTCGGCTTGCTCCTTGATAACTTCGTACTCGTCGTCGGTCAACCAGCGCACAGGCTTGAAGAACAGCTTGGGAGACTCGGCCTTAGTATCGAAGCGCATCTCGGTCACGATCTGCTCGGGGTTAACAGGTGGGTTCTGCACTGCCAAGTAGCGTGCGTAGGCTTGCAGTGGGCGCTTGTCACCTTCTTCTTTACCGAACACCGAAGTGGCAGGCAAGGTCAACTGCATCACATCACCTGATGGATTGTTAGCCAGCACCACAGCTAAGCGCTGTTGGTAACGGCAAGCACGACTATTACCCTGACCAGAACCGGCTTGGTTCTTGGGGCAGCTTATGCATGTTTCAGCTTGCTTGTTTTGAGAAGAAGCATCGGGTCGTTCACCGTCATTGCTCCAGCAGTCAGGGCCAGTGATGTTGTCGGCATCGTACTGGGCAGCGTAGAAGATACGGCTGACCTTGGGGGCAGCTTTCACAATGATGACTTCCAGATGGCGATCATCCATAGAGGCAACTTCCTTGCCACCAGCTACCAGACGGAACACGCCGCCTTTGATAGAGATGCGCTTGGTGTTGGATACGCTGCCGCCTGTGAGGGCTCTAGCAGTGTCGGACAACTCGTTGTTACGAGCAAATGCAGGTACGTTTGCAGACGAAAAAATCGTTATGTTTGACATATAAAACTCACTTGGTTGGTTTGGTAATAACAATGTTGAACTCCGAAACGGAATTCAGTCCGGGTGGTAACACCCCCGGGTTCTCTTCGAGGAACTGCACCATGTTGGTCTGCGCGATACGCTTCTCCAACAACTCAACTGCGCCGTGCTCAAGGATGAACTCCTTGAATGAACCCCAGTCGTTTGTAGAGTAGCGCGTCGATTGACGCATGGACACAGTCCCAAAGGGACTCTTGACAGATGAGACACCCAGCGCCTTCATCTGATCTTTTAGTGCAAACTTAATTTCATCTTGCGCTGACTTGAGTTCTTCCAATTTGGTATCGTACTCTTGGGTCATCGTGTCGATTTCAAGTTTGATCTTGCGGTAAATCTTTACCAGCTTATCTATCGGGATTGAGTTTTCACTCATTTACTTCTCCTGTTTTTGTTTGTCTAAGGTTTGACAGTTTACACGTTTGCGTTTGGTTTGCAACCCCCCTTCATGAATTTATTTCTATCTCGAACATCTGGGTAAGAAGTGAGTTATCACTTACCTTTCCCTCCAATGCTTTGAACATCTTGCGCTCAATGGGTGAGCCTTGAATGTGTATGACAGTCACCTTGTCGGAGTTCTGACCCTTGCGGTCAGCCCGTGCAATGCACTGAATATATTGCTCCACGCTCATCAGGGGGCCGAAGAATACTACGGTGTCCGCCGCTGTTAGTGTGATGCCGTGCGCAGTAGCCTGCGGTTGCATTACCAATACGCGAGGGTCTTGCTCGTGCTGAAAGCGGTGGATGATATCTGACCGTTTGGTGGGTGTGATACCACCATGAATGCACTCGTTGGCAATGTTCTTCTTGGTGAGGTGTGCTTGAATCGTATCAATGCTTGATCTGAATAGCGCAAAGATAATTACCTTACGCGTGGTCTCCTCCAAGATTTCTTCCAACACACCAAGGCGTGGGGCAGCATCGAACTCAACCACTTCTTTATCGTCAGTATATACAGCGCCACAACTGATCTGTAATAGTTTGGATACACCAGCGGCAGCGTTGACTGCACTGATCGTCTCGCCTGCGGCTTGCACCAGCATACGGTCTTTGAGTAGGTTGTAGTACTTGGCTTGCTGTGGTGTCAACGGAACTTCGCGGGTAGTCGTTAATACTGGTGGTAGGTCAAGACACTGCGCTTTACTAAATCGTATCGCTGGTTGCAAGGCTTCATGCACTAGATCAGCAGCGTTTGCCTTTGCCGCCCACTTGTACAGCGTGACCTTGTTCATCACCTTATCGCGCCACGATGTAAAGAAGTTGGGTACGCCGTCGGGGTTCACTATCTTGGCCAAGCCGTAGGCATCTGCTGGTGACTGTGATGCAGGCGTGCCGGTCATCATCCATACGTGTGTGTTGGGTTTGATGATGGACTTGAGAGACTTCCACCTCCTTGTTGTCACTGTCTTGTATGCGTTAGCTTCATCAACAATAACTAAGTCAAAGCGGCCATCAGCGTTGATCTCATCAGCTATCAAGTTCAAACCATCGTAGTTAGTGATGACGAACTCATAGTCTTGCTGAATCATTTCTATGCGGCGACTAGCCTGCGAGTGGTGCGCGACAACGGCAGAGCGATGGATGATGCTGTTACTCAGGTCAGCTAGCCATGCAGACTGCATGATGGACAGGGGGCACAACACCAAACACCTACGCACTTCACCGCGTTGCATCAGATAGTCAGCCGCCCATAGCGCAGATAGTGTCTTGCCTGTGCCGGGTTCGGAGAA